ATGGCAAGCATCCGCAAACGCGCACGCAAGGACGGCACCCCGTACTGGTCCGTACTGTGGCGCAAGGACGGCCGCCAGACGTCCATCAGCGTCGATAGCGAGCGAGACGCCGAACACATACGAGCCTGGCTCGACCTCACCGGGCGACTCCCCGACTCCCCCGCACCTGAGGACGCCACCCAAACCGTCTCTCAGGTCATCGAGGAGCACATCGCACAGTTGTCCGGCGTCGAGGATCGCACCATCACCGGCTACCGGGCGCTCGCGCGAAACCACATCGCGCCACACCTCGGCCATATCCCCATCAATGCGCTCACGCGGGCCCACGTCGCCCAATGGGTCAGGACGCTCGGCCAGGGCGCCAGTGAGCGCACGAAACGCCCCCTGCGGCCCAAGACCATCCGGAACGCGCACGCACTGCTCAGCGCAGCACTCTCCACCGCACACACGGCGGGACTCATCCCCAAGAACCCCGCCGAGGGGCTCCGCCTTCCCGCACGCGACACCAAGTCCAGCGTGCTGCTACCTCGTGACGAGTTCGAGCTCGTCCTCGATCAGTTCACCGATCTCGCGTGGCGACGGTTCTTTCTCGTGCTCGCACAGACGGGCATGCGATGGGGTGAGGCTGCCGCGCTGACCGTTGCAGACGTCAACCGGCGCGCCGGGACCGTCAGCGTCACCAAGGGCGTGAAACGTATCGACGGAGCGCACAATATCGTCGGGACCCCGAAGACGCAGCGATCCAACCGCGTCATCAGCATCCCGCCGTCGCTCATGACCGAACTGCTCCCGCTACTCGTGCGCCCCGGCTCCGCGCAACTGTTCGCTGGCCTCACCGGTACGGCGTACTCGTCACGACCGGCACACCACGCCTGGACGAAAGCCGTCAAGGCCTCCGGCGTGCCCACGGTCGCGACGATGAAAGATCTCCGCTCCTCGCACGCCTCCTGGCTCCTCGAGGACGGCGTCAACCCCAAGGTCGTCCAGGAGCGCCTTGGGCACGACCGGATCTCGACAACGATGGAGATCTACGCTCACGTCAACCGCGGCGCTGACGCGGCCGCCGCTGCCCTACTCGACGGTCTAGGCAAGTCCCAGACGTCGGGGGCTACGAGCGCGCTGTCGGGTGACTCGCTGGCGACCTAGCCGGTTCACGGTCGTCGGTGCGTACGCCAGCGCCGCCGGCTGATCAATCAACGCGTTCAGCAGTTGGTAGTACCGCGTGCCAGTCACGCCAAGCTCATCGCTCGCCGCTTGCTCCTTCGCGCCGGCGTAACGCCACCAGCGTGCCTCGAAATCGAGGATCGCTCGGTCCCGCTCGCTTAACGTGTTCATTCGTCTTCCAGTTCGTGCGTGACCTGATCTAAGCGCCGCTGTATGTGGCGCTCCTCGAATGGCGTCAGCGCGCGGAAACGAGCGCGGATCATGGCGACGTCAACCCAGAGGTCCTCGGCGAGTTCGTGCTCGTTGCTGGACCACTGCAGCGCGTACACGAGCTGCTCCAGGCTGATCAAGCGGCGCGCGGCCTCGCGCTCGACTGTCTCCTCTTCGCGCGCATCGAGCACCATCTCACCGGCTAGCGGGCCGCGCTCGAGATGCACGAGTTCGTGCGTCAGCGTCGATCGCCGCTCAGCCTGCAGTAGGTCTTCGCGCAGCGTGATTCGTGGCGGGCTCGACCATTCCGTCCAGCCGTGCGCCTCCTCGGCCGCGTCGTGACGGTCGAGGGTGACGTTAGTGAGTGCTCGGAGTGCTCGCCATGGGTGCCAGATCTGCCGCATGGGTGCAGCGTAAAGACGAGGCCAGACAGGAACGGGCGTCCTACGCGAAAGCGGCTGCGCGCAAGCCGGAATCCCCAACGCGCGGGCGGTATCCGGGACGATAGTGTGAACCAGTGTCAGGTAGAGGAAAGCCGTTGCCCGACGACGATCCACGCCACGGCACGACCAACGGCTACGGGAACCTCGGCTGCCGCTGCGATGACTGCCGCGCCGCGCATGCGGCCCACCACGCTGCGTACATCCGACGGAAGCGAGAAGAAGGTCAGATCGTCGGCGAGCACGGCTCGAGCGTCGCCTACGACACCGGCTGCCGGTGCGACATATGCCGTCTGGCCCACAACGCTCGATCGGTGGAGAAGAAGCGGCGCATCAGAGCGCGCCGCGAGAACGGCTAGGACGACTCATCAGATTCGCCGTCGGCCGAGAACTCGGCCATGACGTTCCCGACGAGGGCAGGGACGTCGATCGCCTCGGGTGCGGGGCGTGCTCGACCCTCGGCGTACGCCAGACGCGCAGCGGCGAGGTCGGCCAATCTGACGGCCTGGATCACGATCACGCGCCGCAGGCCTGCCGACACCTCGCCGCGCTCGTGGGCGACAGCCGCGACCCTCGACAGAGTCTCGGCGCGTCGAGCGATCCGCACGTCGGGATGCTCACGGTCCTCACGCATGTCGGCGGGGACCAGCCCGAACCGAAATGATGCCGGGAGCGCCACAGGCGTCGACACCGGCGGAATCTTCTCGTTGAGGATGGCCTGGTACTTCGAGTTCTTGATCGCGTTGACGTACACCGAGTACTCGATGGCGTCGAGCTTGGCCTTCTTCTCCGGATCGGTCCGGAGGTCCTCGACCGGGTACAGCTCGAACTCAGCGACCTCGAAGGGGTCGAGGATGCGGTAGGCGAGGGTGTCCGACCGCTGGCCGCGGAGGTGCCGGCCGATCCGGGTCCCGAAGTCCTCCCAGGTCTGTCCGACGTAGATCGGCTCGCCGTCGTAGTCATAGAACGCGTAGACCCCGATGCACTTGTTGAGCTTCTTCCCGCTCGCCGGGTCCTCGGTGCTCAGCGCCTCAGTCAGGAGCTCGCGGAAGCCCTGCACAAACCGGGTCGGCATCGACTTCTTGGTCGGCGGCGTCCTCTCGGGCTCGTTGTAACTCGCGATCCCTCGGCTAGCCATGAGCGGCCTCCGTCACGAGATCCGATGCCAAACGACCGCGCACGAGCGGCATGAGGTAGTGCTCCGCCAGCCACGACACCACGGGGGCGGCGACCGCGTCGCCGAAGCCAAACAGCGCCTGGTTCGTCCGGGCACCGCTTAGGTCGTACTCGCCCGCACCCATAAGTCGGGCGTACTCGCGCGGGGTCATCCAGCGCACCTGGAGCCGCTTGTTGCCCAGCCTGACGACCGCCTGCTTCGAGGACCCACCGCGAGCTGTGCGGAGGCAGCCCGAGATGTCGTCGGGCCGCGCTTCCCAAACGGCGACACCGTTGCGGGTGCGCCGGTAGGCCGTGCGGTACTTGACGCCGGGCGTGCGCTTGAGCGCCATCAACCGCTCACTCTGGGTCGGTGAGAGCGAGGACACGAACGCGGCGGTGCGCTCGGCGTCCCACCAGCGTTCGTCGCCGAGCGCCATCTCCTCGATCTGTTCGCTGAGCCCTTCTGTCAGTGGCGACGGGGGTGTCGGCAGTGATGCACGATGGGTCCGAAGGCTCTTGTCGCCGTAGACCCACTGGAGCCAGTCGGGTCGAAGCTCGGAGTTGGGCTCTGGCTCGTCCGCGGGAGGGTTCTGTGCGCCGACGATGAACAGGCGGGGTCGGGACTGGGGCACGAATCGACGAGCGTCGATGGACAGGACGTCGACCGAGTAGCCCAGCGCGTTGAAGGCCCGGATCGCCGCGGCGAGGTCGTCGCCGCCGTGTGAGGTCGCGAGGCCGACGACGTTCTCCAGGACGACGGCCTCCGGCCGGTCGTCTCCGAGATCGTCGAGCAGACGGACGAACTGCCAGAACGTGCCGGACTGCGCGCCGGCGAAGCCCGCGCGGTTGCCCGCCAGGGAGAGGTCAGTGCAGGGCGAGGAGGCCCATGCGAGGGAAGCGCCGCGGGGCAACTGGTCGACCTTGACCTTGCCGATGTCGCCGAGCGCGAAGGCGTGGCCGTCGGACTCTCCGAACTGGGCGTCGTACATCGCTTTCTTGTCGGCCTCGTAGTCGTTGGCCCACGCGACGCGGAAACCGGCCGCTTCCAGGCCCATGCGCGCGAGGCCGATGCCTGCGAAGAACTCCAACACTTGCGGCCGGGCAGCCTCGATCGACGTCACGTTTCGCACGACTTGAGCCTAGCGACAACGTCTGTCGTTCCCGTGAGGCGGGCTGGTGTGGCGCATTTTCGATCAGCCGACGCCAGGTCACAGCCCGTCATAGCCTTGGATGATACTCGGTGAGTCGTGGGCGTCGAGCCCGGCAGACCCGCCATCAACGCCAAGCGACCGCATATGTATTCATTCGCGACGGTGTAGGCCGCGTTGCTGCTATTGAGTTTGAGTACGCCGCCCATCGAGATTCTCACTGCGTCCGTCACACCGCTAGTTGTGCGGACCCCCCGTGCCCTCGATCGCGTACCAACCCGCCTCAGCCACAATCTGCCCCCATCTCCCTATGAATCCCAAATCGCCGGCCCAACTCAGCCAGCAGTTGCTCCGGCTGCGCCAACCGCAACGCTTCCTCGATCGACATCACGCCGATCGTTCGCCGCGTCGGCGAGCCACCCTCCAACACGGCGGCGGCGCTACCGGGCGCCCAGTCGAGGACGTCGTCGAGCCGCGCGATGCTGGTCGGGCCTACGCGTACGCCGGCGAGGATCTTGAGCGTGGTGTCTTTGCCTGGTCCCCCGCGTGCCGCGATACCGCGCGCGGTGACATTGAGGCGGGCCATTTCGGTGCGGACGAATTCGGCAAGGCGTTGGCGGTTGGCTGTCGAGACCGATCGAGTAGGTGTCACGAGTATGTGTCCTGCTCACTCGGTCACTTGAGCGTTCGTGACGCGGTACGTGTCGTCATCGAGCGTGACGTCGCACGTGTAGGTGAATGGCACCGTTCCACCAAACGAATTCGCCCCGTGGCCAGTCCCCGCGACAGTCGCGACGTTGCCGTCGCTATCACGACCGAGCGTCGGACCGAGGTCGAAACTCGCCGAACCGGGATCCTTCAGTTTCGCCTCGGCGGCGGTCTGGCACGCTGCGACGGCGTAGTCGTCGGAGGCCGTTGTTCCACTGCTGCCAACTGCTATCGCGACGACGATGCCTATTACGACCGCACCGAACGCACCGAACCCGATCCAGGTGTTGCGGTTCTTTTTCTTCCGTTCGTCATCACCGAGCAAATACTTGTAGCGGTAGATGCCCTGACGGTCCTTGAGTGAAAGCGGGCGCTTTTCGGGGCCACGCTGGATGTCGTAGTCGTCGAGGTCGGCATGCGTGAGCGAATCGGCGTCGGTGGGCCACCCATCGGGAAGCCGCGGGTACTCCTCGCTCATCGCGCTCACCTGGTCCTGTTGTCCTTCGGCGGCTTCCGAGCCGCTCGCCTAACAGGTTTTTTACCAGACTCGGTGTCGTGAAGCATATTTGGCTCTGGCGGATTCGCCTTCGGGTCGAAAGGCGAACGCGCCGCATCGAGATCGGCGACTGTAGCGCCGGCCGAGTCTTCGGACTTCTCGAGCAGGGCATCAACAACGGAAAGCACGACGCGTCTTTGCTTACTGGTAAGCCGATCTGCTTCGCGAGGCAGTCGGAACGGCGGGCCTGCAGACTCCTCGCCACGCAACCGCTGAAGCTGCTCCTCGGGCACACGGAAGTACTTCGCCGCTGTTTCCAGAGTGCCGCGGCTCACGGACATGCCATTAATCAGGCGTCTCGCAGTCTCGGGCGCGACATCGATCGCCTTGGCGAGGTCTCGGCCACTCTCTAGGCCTCTTCCCTCGAATAGGTCGCGCCACTGCGCGGGGACTTCTTCTCTCACGTCTACGAGCCTCCCGCGTGCCCTGTCTCGCTGTCTAGCCACACCTGTAGACATGGCGTCTACAAATAACGTCCTTGTAAGTATGGCTGGCGCTGATTATCTGCGCAGATTCGACACGGGTTGTGTAGACAGAACTGTCTACATCGTCTAACGTCTTGCAAGACACGAGTCATACGTCTACAGTCGAAGGGGCAAGCAATGGAGTACTGGAGGTTGCTGGTGAAACTCATCAGCCATCAGGCATTGGCAAGCTATATGAACCATCGGGGCATGTCGGTGCGCACGCTCGCCGAGAGGTCGGGCGTGAACCGTTCAGTGATCGGCCACCTACGCTCAGGCCGTCGCAACACCTGTGGATCCGATTCAGCGAGGGCGATCGAGAAAGCACTCGACGCGCCATCCGGGTCTCTTTTTTTGGCGTCGGTGTCTCGCGTCTCGATAGCCGCTAGCCGTGAACGGCAAGCGTCATGACCGCCCAGTTCATGGCGTACACCGTTGAGAAAGCCGTCGAGGTCTGCGGCGGCGTCCTCACCCTCAACTACCTCAGCGAAGCGATCCGTCGGCGCGAATGCGACCACGTCCGCATCGGCCGCAACGTCGGCATCACCCCGAAGCAATTGCGGGACTTCCTCGCGAAGCACGAAGTGAAAGCCAAGACCAGCGACGACGACACCAGTAAGCCGACGCTCAACGTCCTCGACGGCATCGCACTCTCCCCGCGTAGCCGCGCCCACCACGAGCGGAAAGCGGCCGGCCGATGAACGAGCGCGACGAACCCGAGTACGTCACCGAATCGTGGCCAGCCGTCCTCATGGGCGCCGCCGCGATCGTCCTCACCATCTACCTCCTGCTGTGGATCGCAGCGCTATGAGCCACGCCAGCACCTAGACCCCAGCACAAGAAAGGCCCGCCCTCGATTGCAGCGAGACGGGCAGCCACCCACCACGAAAGGACCGTCATGGGCAGCTACCACAGACTACGTCGCGTCGATGTCGAACTGAGCATCGTGATGCGGCGCGCCGACCAGAAGCGCGGCGATCGCCTCATGAGCGTCAGCGAACTTCCCAGCCTGCTCGACTTCGCCCGCAAGCAAACCCTCACCCCGTACGTCGATGACGAGCCGACCGGCGGTGCGGCGTGAGCGACACGCATCACGACTATGACGCCGGCCCGCACGTCCGCCAACGGGACTACGAACCATCCCGCGTCGATGAGCTGCTCACCGCGCACGCCGTCGGTATCGCTATCGACGCCCCCGAAGCCGCGCTCGACGTCGCGTTCCTCGAAGCACCCGCACTCATTCACCACGACGAGGAAGAAGACGACTCGTGACGATCACCGAAGCCAGCGCAGTCAACGTTCTGCTCGAGTGCCTCTACCGCGGACTCGGCGAGAACGGCGACGTCGACCGATCCGCGAAGGTCCTCGCCGGCAAGGCTCACAAGGTTCTCGGCGCTGGCGTGACGCCTGCAGAGATCGACGCGATCTCCGCTCAGTGGGTTGGCGGTGCGAAGTGAGCCAGGTCGACCGCACCCCGAAGCCGTGCCGCCACAAGATCGCGAATCATCAGCACGGTACGCGAACCTGCTACGTCCTCGACCGGTGTCGCTGCACGCCGTGCGCGCGCGCACACCGAGAGTACGAACAGCATCGCCGCAAGCAGCACGCCTACGGGCGCTGGGACAACTACGTCGACGCCGCCCCCGTCCGTGCACACGTACGCGAACTACGCCTCGCCGGAATGGGGCTCAAGACCATCGCCCCAGCCTCGGGTGTCTCGCACGGATCGCTATGGAAACTGGTGTACGGCAAGACTCGACCGGACGGCACTCGCACCCCATCGCGGCGCGTCACGAAAGCGACCGCCGAGAAACTCCTCGCCGTCGCGGCTCCGGTCCTGGCCGACGGCGCACGAGTCGATGCGACCGGAACCACGCGACGCATCCAGGCGCTCGTCGCTATCGGGTGGTCCGGTGCTCGCCTCGCTGATCGCATCGGTGTGCAGCGCAGCAACTTCACGCCGCTGCTGCACGGAACGCGCGACGTCCTCGTCGCCACCCGACGCGTCATCATCGATCTCTACGAAGAACTATGGGATCAGGCGCCGCCGGCCGACGAGCGGCACGATCGCATCAGCGTGAGCCGCTCGAAGAACTACGCGGCTCGGATGGGTTGGGTGCCGCCGCTGGCGTGGGATGACGACGCTATCGACGATCCGGCCGCGACACCGAACGTCGGCGAGCACGTCAAGGTCACCACCGCCGATCGGGTCCGCGAACTCGCCGACCTCGGCCTGGGTGTAGCGGACGTGGCACGTCGACTCGGTATGCGCGAAGCCGCCGTCGAGCGGGCCTTGTATCGCGCGGGTGCGCGCGAAATGGTCACTGCACTCAAGCGACGTGATGCTGCATGAGTCGCACCAGGGCATCCGCCAAGGCCGCGGGCGCGCGTTTTGAGCGCAGCATCGCCGACTGCCTCGCCGAGCACGTCGACGACCGGATAGATCGTCGCGTGAAAACCGGCAGCGCCGACAAGGGCGACATCGCCTCAGTCCGATCTCGATTCAACGATCGCATCGTCGTCGAAACCAAAGACTACGGCGGGCGCTACCACGTCGGCCCGTGGCTCAGCGAAGCCGAGATCGAACGGCTCAACGATGACGCACGCGTCGGGCTCGTCGTCGCGAAACGCCGTGGCACCACCGATCCGCTCGACCAGGTCGCCTTCATGACCGTCCGCGACCTGATTGCCCTACTGACTGGAGGCCGTCCCGAATGACCGCCTGGCTCGTCCTCACCGCGCTCGCTCTCGTCGCGATCGCACTCACCGCCGCTAACAACATCGACCACTAGGAGACCACCATGAGCCACGACGACGAAGATCGCCAGGCCACTCTCGACCGGCTGTGCTCGGACTACCTCGACGCGAAGATGTACGCCGAGAAGCACAAAGAGAACGCCGATGCAATCAAGGCGCAGATCCTCGAACTGCAGCCGGAGAACCGCGAACTGCGCGGCGTCGCACTCACCAAGCCGCGCGCCACCTGGAACGACGCGCAGGCCCGAGCCGTGCTCAGCGCTGAGCAGATTACGGCGTGCACCGAATCGAAACTGTCGGGCTCGCTCGCGAAGAAGGTGCTACCGCCGGCAATTTATGGCGCCTGCACCCTGCCGTCGGGCACGCCGGGATTGCGGGCGCTCTGATGACTACGAAGCGAACCGTCACCGTGACGATCGGTGACAACATCACCGTCACCATCGACGAGGCAATCCCGCTCGTGCCGGTCGAAGAGATCTGCTCCATGTGCAAGATCCGACCGAGTGAAGGTACTGGGCGCTGCGAAGATCGTGATTGCCGCCGCATCAGCAATCCCCCGGTCATCCAGACCATCGACGAGATGCGCGCACGGCTACACGGCGGTGCGTCGTGAAGGTCCCGCTCGCTCGCGGGAGCGCCGACCCCGCGCTGTTCGCGCACTTGCCGGAAGTCGACCGACCCGAATTCGTCATCGCCAGCGTCGAGCAGATCTTCGAACGCGCCATCCGCCACGACCCGCGTTCGCTACAGAAGCGCATCGGACCGAGCGAGGTCGGGGAGGAGTGCACGCGGGCTCTCGCCCACAAACTCAACGGCGACGCGGAGCCCGAGCGCGCACTGCAGACGAAAGCGTGGGTCGGCACCGCGATCCACGCTGAACTACTCGACAAGATCATTCCCGCGGCCGACCCGACCACGGCGATGTATATGACCGAGACGCGGGTCAGTGTCGGCGAGATCAACGGCGTCGAGGTCACCGGCAGTTGCGATCTGTTTGATTGGCAGTCGGGCACGGTCATCGACGTCAAGACCAAGGGCAGGAGCACGCTCGCCGGCCACAGGCGCCACGGACCCGGCCAGAAATACCGCGTCCAGTTCCACCTGTACGGGCGCGGAATGCAGCGCGCCGGCCACACCGTGAACACGGTCGCAGCGTGGTTCATCGGCCGCGACTCCGAATGGTCCGAGCGGCTCTGGTGGTACGAGCCGTACGACGAGCAGGTCGCCATCGACGCACTCGACCGAGCAACCGCCGTCGCGCAACTCGTCGACGCGCTCGGCATCGACGCCGTCCTCGGCATGTACCCGGAATGCGAGGACCCCTGGTGCGCCTGGTGTGCAAAGCCTCGCCGCTTCTCCACCACACCCACTGCCCCACAAACCACAGCAAGCCTCTTCGCGACCGCGTAGAGCACCACTCTGAAAGGAAAACACCATGTCATTGCTCGACCAACTCGGCGGCGAGAAGATTCCTGGCGCGTTCGACAAGAACAGCCCGCTCGGTGCCACCGTCACCGGCACCATCGTCAAGGCGGAGATCGTGCAGATGCGCGACTTCGTCACCGGTAACCCGGAGACGTGGGACGACGGCAACCCGAAAAACCAGGTCCGCATCGTCTTGGACGTGAACGGCGACAAGCAAGCCGTCTACATCAAGGCGTGGGGCGTCGGCACCCAGAACCTCAAGGACGCGGTCCACGCAGCAGGCATGACGGATCTCGACGTCGGCGCGACGTTCACGGCGACATTCGAGAGCGTCATTCCCAGTGATAACCCGAAGTTCAGCGATACCAAGGTGTTCGCGTACGGGCTCAAGCCCGCGTCGGCGACCGCCGGGATGTTCGCCGACACGACCACAGGTGAGATCACGCAGCAGCAGAGTGCGACCAGTGTCCCCGTCGAGGCGCCAGCGCCGCAGCCTGCAACTGCACCGCCAGCACCCGCGAGCGGGCCGACAGTTGTCGAGCAGATCAAGCAGCTGCACGCCATGGGCCTCGCCGCCGACGCCATCAAAGCCGCGCTCGGCAACAACCCCGCCGTCAACGATCAGGTCATCGCCGCCGCCATCGCAGCTTGACCGACCCAGTTCGCTCGTCGGACCGTTCTCCGAAACGGCCCGACGAGGGGCGGCCGACTAAGACTTCTCTTTGACCGCACATCGACGCTCGTTTCCTACGTTTGCCCACCTTTCGGTACGAGTCCAGCCCGCTTCATCGAGACACCGATCGAGTTGTTCATCGCTCATTTCCTTCGGTCCTTTGAGGTCAAGCACGTGGTATTTGACGTCCCGTGACCGCGAACTAACCCAGATCTTTCCAATATCGGCCCGATAAAAGGCATCCGCACTCATTGTCGGAACGGTAGTCGACGCCCTTGCCAACAGAAAGCGCGCCATGGCTCACGAAAACCTGCTGAACGTCTCCCTCGCGTGGCACGACGCCGGCGCCTGTGTGCTCCCGGCCGCCAACGACGGATCGAAACGCCCCGCCGTCAGCTGGAAGCAATACCAGTCCGAGCGACCCGCGCGCGACGAACTCGCGCGGATGCTGCACGACACTGACGGCATCGGCGTCCTGTGTGGGCACGTCAGCGGCAACCTCGAAATGATCGAGCTCGAAGGTCGCGCCGTCGCCGACAGCCTCGGTGCGCGCCTCGCGCAGCTGCTCGCCGACAACGGCTTCAGTGACCTCTGGACGCGCATCACCAGCGGGTACGTCGAACAGACACCGTCCGGCGGCGTGCACTACCTGTACCGCGTCGATGGCGAAGTCCGCGGCAACACCAAACTCGCCCGCGACTGCGCAGGCGAAGCCACCATCGAAACTCGCGGCGCCGGTGGTTGGGTCGTCATCGCCCCCTCAGCCGGACGCACACACCCCACCGGCAAACCGTGGCGCGTCCTCGTCGGCGGGCCCGCCACCGTCCCCGTCATCACCGAGGACGAACGCGACGCGCTGCATGCCATCGCCGCCATGCTCGACGAAACACCCCCACGCGAGGAACCGCACCAGCCAGCCGCCACCGGCATCCTCGCCCAGATCGACGAGCAGCCCGCCAGCATCGGCGGTAAGCGCCCCGGCGACGACTTCAACGAGCGAGCGACCTGGGATGACATCCTCACCCCGCACGGCTGGCAGAAAGCACACCGCCTCGGACGCGGCCACGCCTGGACACGTCCAGGCAAACACGTGCGCGACGGCACCAGCGCCACCACCAACCAGGCTGCCGACGGCGTCGACCGGTTCTACGTGTTCTCCTCGAGCACCGACTTCGACACTGAGACGCCGTACACGAAGTACGCCGCGTACACGCTGCTCAACCACGGCGGCGACTACAAAGCGGCCGCTAAGCAACTCGCCAAGGATGGCTACGGCGAGCAACGACGCCTCGCCATCGTCCCGACCGCTCCCCCGCTGACTGAAACGCCAACCGTCAGCATCGAGACCGACGGGACCAGCGCCAAGATTGTCGAACTATCGCCCACCATCGACGCATCCACCTACGGACCGACCGAGGACGGCGTTGCGCGCGCACTCGCACACCTGCACGCCGACGACCTCCGATACTGCCCCCAGCGCGGGCAGTGGCTCACCTGGAGTGGCTCACGGTGGGAATGGGACGAGCGCGACCTGCACCGCGAATACATCAAAGCCCTCACCCGCGCGCTCCCCGAAGGGGACAGCTGGGCGTCATTCAAGAAGCGCGCCCTATCCGCAATCGGCGTCACGGGAATCGCCCGCCAGGCACGCAGCGACACACGGCTCGCCGTCAACATCACCACGCTCGACGCGAACCCCTACGAACTGAACACGCCCGCCGGAATCGTCGACCTACGCACAGGCGATCTCGCGCCCAGCGACCCCAGCAAACTACACACGCGCAGTACCGCCGTCGCCCCCGACTTCGACATGGCAGCGCCCGAGTTCGAACGATTCCTAGACGACACATTCGGCACGCACCCCGAGCTACGGGGATTCGTGCAACGCGTCCTCGGCCTGGCACTCGTCGGCCGCGTCCTCGAGCAGATCCTCATCATCGCGCACGGCCCCGGCGCGAACGGAAAGTCGACACTGTTCGAGGCAGCCATGTACGCGATCGGCAAGGGTATACACGGGTACGCCGGTTCACTGCCCACCAGCACACTTCTCGCCCAACGCTACGAACCACACCCCACCGACATCGCGCGGTTGTCGGGCCAACGCCTCACCGTCGCCAGCGAAATCGAGGACGGGCAACGGTTCCACGAAGAGAAGATCAAGAAACTGACCGGCGGCGACACCATCAGCGCCCGCTTCATGCGTCAAGACACATTCGACTTCACGCCAACCCATACCCTGTTCCTCCTCGCGAATCACTTGCCATCGGCGACTGCCGGCGGACCCGCGTTCTGGCGCCGAGTCGTCACCGTCCCGTTCGACCATGTCGTGCCTGTCGAGCGCCGTGACCCGCGACTTCCGGAGAAACTCGAAGCCGAAGCGCCCGCAATCCTCGCGTGGATCGTGCGAGGCGCCGCCGCGTACTTCGAGAAGGGGCTTGCCATCCCCGCGGACGTACGCGAAGCCACGGAGGCCTACCAGCGCGACCAGGACACCATCGGTCGATTCATCGAGGACCAATGCAACCTGGTCCCGCGCGGCGTCGGCAGCACCGACGTCAGCCACCTCCGCGAGCGGTACGAGCGCTGGTGCTCCACCAACGGCGACACCCCTGTCTCGGCGCGCCAACTCACCCAGCAGCTGCGCGACAAACACGACGTGCACTCCGTCAAGGGCGCCAAAGGTAGGCGCCGCTACGACGGCATCGTGCTGCCCACCTACGAGGACGAGGAAGGTGAGTAATGAGGTCGCGAGAAGTGCCACCCGCGAAGCATCTGCCACCCCAAGTGCCACCCATTCTGAGACCACAAACGCCCAGGTCAACCGCAAAGTCCGGAAGAAGTGCCACCCGTTGTGCCACCCCTGGGTGGCACTTGGTCCGCACTACGCGCTTCGCGCGCGTGCGCGAAGCCGCTAAAGCGGAAACTCCTGCCACAAGTGCCACCCGGTGGCGCTGGGTGGCACTTCTGCTATTTATCAATTTCCTATCGACTCAAAGCGCGCACGATGACCTGAATACGGAAACCCCGGATGAAGTGCCACCCGGTGATCTGCGATGACGAAAACCGACTGGCAGAAACTCAAGCCCATCCTCACCGCCAAGGGTCTGCTCACCGACATGGGTAACACCCGGTACGCCACCGCCAAGCCATGCCCGCGATGCGGACAGACGATCATCGCCGGCATCGACTGGGAGATCGAATGGCTACAGCCCTGCCCAGAGATCCACGCAGACATCGAGCCGATATCCGCACAAGGCGAACTCGCCGCACTGATACTCGAGCGCGTCACCTACGACCTCGTACGCGACCACGCGAAAGGTCGGTGGCAGATGCGCAGCCGCACCGCCACCAGCACCGGACTACTCGGCAGCGTCGCCTACCGGCGTAACCCGATCGGCACATCCCGGCAGCGCTACGACGTCGTAGCCGGCCACGAATGTGGGTCAGTGTTGCCGAGACAGCCGAGCATCACCCCCGAGCCCACCATCCACGCATCCGACACCCCGCCGTTCTGAGAGGACCACGACGTGACCGAGTGCCCATGCGGTGAGCCGACCACCTCCGGCTACCTGTGCCGCTCCTGCGCAAAGCGCCTCGACGAGGATCTACGCCAGATCGCTGCGCTGTGGCCGGAGAGCCACACCACGCTCACCCGGCAGGACCGCGTAGGCCCCGGTGGCTCTCGCGGGTCCGGCGGCGCTCATGGCCTGCCAGTGAGCCTGGCCGCCAGTGAGACGCGCGACTATGTGCGGCTGGTCGTGTCGACGTGGCTTCGCCACCTGGCAGGCGATCGCACGCCCGAGGATGTCCGCACGATCGCGCAAGCGTGCCGCTGGCTGGAGTTGTACTCCTCGGCATGGCTGCTGCTACCCGAGGTGATCGAACTCGCTGAGCAGATCGCAGACGCTGCGCAGCGGTTGCGGTGGCTAGTGGATCGTCGAGCGGATCGAATCGTCGTCGGCCAGTGCGACGTCTGCGGGTCGGACCTGACGGCGTACGAGCGCAGCAGCGAGGCAACCTGCCGCCCCTGTGAACGCGTCGTCGACGTCGGCTCGGTGCGCCAGGCTCGAATCGATGCGCTGATGGATTACCACGGCAGCGATGCGGACGTGGCCGAGCTGCTGACCTCGATGTACGGCGTGGCCTTCACGCCGGCGACAGTGGGTCGCTGGGTTGATCAGCGTCGACTATGGCGTAATGGCATGGGCCTGGTGCCATTCAGGCGCGCGGTGGAGTTGGGTGCACAGCACGCCGCGCCACGCCGACGTCGTACTGCTGGATGACAGATGCATCTGCGTCACGTATGCTACGAGTTGTGGGGGCAGAGCCTGCCCTCAACCACATCCCCGACGCCTCTCCACGATGCGCACTCTCGGGGATCTTTACTTCCCTCGCCCGCCCTGCGACACACAAAGCGCAGATAGCGACCGACAGCCTGCCACCGCACCGAGGACGCTCGGCCAGGGTGAACCTAAGCGCAGGCGCTCTCGCCCATGCCACAGCGCAGCGAGCAGGCGAGGGTTCACTTTCCCGCTGGTCTCGGACACACCACCAACGAGGCGTTGGTGACTGCATGGTCCGCAAAAGCCGAGGCCAGCGGGGACTACTTCGAGACGAAAGCACCCACGAACCCGGCGACCGAAGCAATCAACGTCCCCAACAGGTAGACGACGAACGTCATGTCTATCGCGATTCGCTCAGTCGCCGTGATTGCTATAACGCCGAACAGGCCGGCCGCCGCGACTGCAGCGAACGCCAATGCAGTCCACGCGCCAACGTCCCAGCGGCAACCGCGCGCCAGCCGGACGATCCCGTTCGACAGGCACGACAGGCCAAGCAGGGCCGTGAAGGTGAATGCGAGCAGCATGACCCAGCCGGGACCGCTGAGCACGTATCCGTCGAACACGGCGCCCCATCCGTCGCTGAGCGGTTCAGCGGCGACGGCGGTCGCCAGTAGCGCCAATGGAGCGCCGACCAGGTACAGGACGGTCACGGCCACAACGTAGGGATCACGCCGCACCGGAGGCGGGCCGTACTGCACATGCGGTGGCTGCCCGTACATCGACGGGCGCTGCCCGTACTGCGGGTACTGCTGAGGCATGGGGCGCTGAGGCGGCATCTGCGGGTGCATGAGACTGATGTTAAGCCCCAGGTACGACAAGAGCCAGAGGACTTTTACTGATGCGCGATGGCGAGCGAGGCGAAGGGTGACACCATGGCGATCGACACCCACCCTGGCGGCGAGCAGCTACATAGGTACTGGGTTATCGGCAAGGGCCGCGCCAAGTGGAACACCTGGACGGAACTTTATCGGCACCTGCTGAAGTACCTACCGCCCGAGAAGGCTCGACGCACCGCTAGCAAGTGGTTCATCGAACGCTTCGGATTTGCCGCTGGGTCAGACGTGAACCGGGTACGCCAAGGTAAGCCGCCACGCGGCAAGGTCGTAGGTCCGGGCTGATGGCGTGGCAGAAGCGAGGAAGTAGCAAGCGCCGCCTCGAGATGCCGCCAGACTGGCCAGCGATACGCCGAGCAGTCATCCGTAGAGACCAAGGCCTGTGCGTCCTATGCGGTCAGCCTGGTCGAGATGTCGACCATATAAACGATCCGCACGACCACTCCCTAGCCAACCTACGGTTGCTATGCTGGCCTCATCACAACGCGCACACGCAGAAGCAGGCCACGGCAGGCAAGGCCGCTCGAATAGCGCGAGGGAAACGCCGCAGCGAACCGAACCCCGGACTGCGAAGAGCTTAACGACCAGGCCGTCGACCACCCCACCCCTGGGGCATACCCCAAGATCGTTCTCCCCGGCCCGGCCCGGTGGTCATAGCGGCTGGCTGGCTGTACGGGTTTCAGAGTCCAGAATCGAGGTCTACCGATGGAGACCGCGGCGGTTCGGTTGCTCCGGCAGGTGTTAGCGGCGCTGATCCAGCAGGCTCCCGATCGGATTTCGGATCCGCAGTGGCGGCGGCTGCTGCAGGTGCTGTTCCCAGTTGTTGTCCAGGCTCGTCGCGGCTCGTTGACCGAGGCTGCTGCGGCGATGGTTCGCGAGGCTGAGCTGCACGACGGCGCTCCGATCGGGGATATACCGTCGTTGTATTACGACATGCACGCTTTGGATGTCGCGTTGACGCGCGTGCTTCGTGAGCCGTTGGCTCAGGGACACGATCGTCCATTGGTTGAGGTCGCCTCGCAGGCTGCGGTGGAGCGGCATGTTCAGCAGGCTGCGCGGGATGCGACGCGGGTCGTCGTGGAGACGTCGGAGGGTCCGGGTTCGCCGGTGGGCTGGGCGCGCCGGTTGACGGGTGCTGAGAATTGCGGCTTCTGCGTGATGCTCGCGAGCCGAGGCGCGGTCTACAAGTCGGCCTCGTCGGCCGGTCGCCAGGATTTGAACAGGTTTCACGATGGCTGTGATTGCGAGATCGTGCCGGTTTACGACGTGAACGATTGGCCCGGCCTGGATGGCTTCATTGAGGCGAATCGGCGTTATCGCCGGGCGCTGGATCTCGTTGATGGTCGAGGCGACAACGTGCTGAAGGCGCTTCGCCGTGACCTGTACGCCGATCCGTTCGAGATTCCCGCTAAGGCGGCTTAGTTTTCCTGCGGCGCCCAGGTGGTGCTGCGTTCTTCTGACCCAGGAGGTTGGATATGGGCACTCGTGGCCCCGCTCCTAAACGTTCGACTCAGCGCCGCCGGCGCAATAAGCCGGAAGGCCCGCAATCCGAAGGTGTCGCGTCGATCGACGTCGAGATGCCTGACCCCGACGAGGATTGGCACCCGATCGCGGCTGCGTGGTACCGGTCGTTGCGTGCGTCTGGCCAGTCGGACTTCTACGAGCCATCCGATTGGGCGATGGCGTACTTGATGGCCGAGTCGATCTCGCGTGATCTGAATCCGCAGTTCGTGGGGTTCCGTCAGGTCGACAAATTCACGACCGAGGCGGTGAAGGAGACGATCCCCATGAAGGGGGCGTCTTTGTCGGCGTATCTGAAGGCAATGTCGAACCTGCTTGTCTCTGAGGCGGATCGTCGTCGCGCTGGAGTCGAGTTGTCGAAGCCTACGACGGACGAGGACGAGGACGCCTCTGTAGCGATGCTTGATGAGTACCGCGACGCTCTCGCCTAGCGACCGTCTGGCGACTCTCCCTGATGGCCTGCCGGAACTCACCCTCGGTTGGGAAGCGGTCAAGTGGGCCGGGAAGTACCTTAGGCATCCTAATGGGCCTCGCGTAGGTGAGCGCTGGAAGTTTGTTCCCTCGCAGGTGCGGTTCCTGCTGTGGTTCTACGCCGTGGACGAGCAGGGGCGATGGCTGTTTAACCGCGCGGTTCGGCGGCTAGCGAAGGGCGCCGGCAAGTCGCCGAACGCGGGAGCGATGGCGCTGATCGAGTTCTGCGGGCCGGTACGGCTGAAGGATTTCGACCCGAAGCGCCCGGGTGGCTGTGTCGGCAAGCCCGTCGACATGCCGCTGGTGCAGATCGTCGCCACGGCCGAGTCGCAGACTGCTAACACGATGCGGATGGTCCGCGCGATGTGCGCGAAGGGTTCGCGCCTATCGATGGACTATCACATCGATGTCGGTAAAACGCAGTTCTATCGGCTGCCCGAGGGGACGCTCGAAACGATTACATCATCTGCGCGTGCTGCGGAAGGTGCTGAGGCGACGTTCCTGGTCGCTGACGAAACCGAGCACTGGTCAGTGTCGAACGGCGGCCGGGACCTGATGGAGACGGTTGAGGACAACCTGATCAAGTCGGGCTCTCGTCTGATCGAGACGGCGAACGCGTGGGTCCCTGGGTCGGGGTCCGAGGCTGAGCGCACCTATGACGCGTGGGTGGCTCAAGAGGAAGGGCGCACGAAGGGTGAGCAGCGGATCCTGTACGACGCGCGTATCGCCCCTCCCGATACCGACCTAGGTGACGAGGCTTCGCTGCTGTCGGCACTGGATTGGGTCTACGACGACTGTTTCTGGGTTCCGAAGTGGGAGATTGCGCAGAAGATCCTCGACGGCCGCACGACGGCGGACAACGCGCGCCGCAAGTACCTGAATATGCCGACCGCTGTCGCGAACGCATGGGTGACTCAGCAGGACTGGGCAACACTCGCCGATCCGAGCGAAGTTGTCGCGGACGGCGACGCTGTCGTGTTGTTCTTCGACGGCTCGAAGTCGCGTGACGCGACCGCACTGTCGGGCTGCCGGATCTCGGACGGCTACTCGTTCGAAATCAAGGTGTGGGAACCCGACCTCGAAGTAGACGGGTGGACTGTCCCAGCGGACGACGTAGATGCGCACGTTGCGCAAGCGATGGATCGCTTCGATGTGTGGGCGTTCTTCGCTGACGTGCGCGAGTGGGAGTCGTTCGTGAAGCTGTCGTGGCCGGAGAAGTACGGCGACCAGCTGCGGGTGTGGGCACAGAAGGGCGGCCAGGATCCGCAGGTGATCGCGTGGGATATGCGCTCGAGGTCGTATCTATTCACGCGAGCCGTGGAGCTTGTTGAGCAGGAGATTTACGACAAGACGTTCAGGCACGACGGGGCTGCGATCACCGCGCGGCATGTTGCGAACGCTCGCCGGAAGTTGAACCAGTACGGAACGTCGATCGGCAAAGAAACGAAAGATTCACCACTGAAGATCGACGCGGCGGTGACGATGATCGGCGCTCGGATGGTCCGAAATCTTGTCCTGGCTTCCAGTGAGTGGAAGTCAGGGTCCACGCCTGAACGCACAAACGAAGCGGCTTTCTTCTGATGGGAGGCAAATAGGTGGCTCTCAGTAAGAAGCGGGCCCTGGAGTCCGTTGTCGACATTCTTAATGGCCCACGCAGTGCTGAGATGCCTCGTCTGCAGCGAATCGCTGACGCGATGCGCCCCGCGCGCAAAGGCCAGTACCGCGTGGATGTCCCGGATGGCGCTCCGAAGGAGATGCAGTCTCTGGCCCGTAAGGCCGAGACCAATTACATGCCGCTCGCAGTGGACACGTTCTCGCAGTCGATGAAGGTCGAGGGAATCTATTCCCCTTCCGACAAGGGCATGGAGAAGCAGCCGGCCTGGAAGCACTGGCAGCGCAACCGGATGAACGCCCGCCAGACGGGCCTGCACCGTGCGGCGCTGCAGTACGGCGTGGCGTACACGATCAATCTGCCTGGCGACAGCGGTCCGGTCGTGAAGTGTGTGTCACCCCGCCAGTTGACCGCCCTGTATCAGGACCCGTCCGATGATGAGTGGCCGATGCTCGCGCTGCACATCGACGACGACCTGATCACGCTGTACGACGAGGAGCAGACCTACACGTTCGGCCGAGAGAACAAGCCGCGCTCAGGACTGGCGCCGTCCTGCTCGGCCGAGTACCTCGGTGGGCGACTGACGTTCATCGAGGCGAAGGAGCACGGCGTAGGCGTGTGCCCGGTCGTGCGCTACCGCGACCGAATGCTACTGGACGGCGAGGAGCAGTACGGCATCGTCGAGCCGCTGCTGGCGATCCAGGACCGCATCACCGAGACGACGTTCGGGCTGTTGGTCGCGCAGTACTTCGCCGCGTTCAAGCAGAAGTACATCATCGGCTGGATCCCACAAGACGAGCACGAGCGGCTTAAGGCTTCTGCAGCTGCGATCATGTCGTTCAAGGACCCCGACGTGAAGGTCGGCCAGTTCGACGAGACCGACCTGACGCGGTACATCCAATCGAAGCGTTCCGCCGTGATGGATCTTGCCGCGATCGGGCAGATCCCGCCGCAGTCTCTCGGCGCAGACGGAATCTCGAACATCTCCGCCGAGGCGCTGGCCGGCCTGGAAAGTGCGAAGGACCGCAAGGCAGACGAGATCACCACGAGCCTCGGCGAATCGCACGAGCAGACGCTTCGGATTCAGGCGCACATCGCGGGCGATCCAGGTGCCGACGATTACGAGTCCGAGATCCGCTGGAAAGACGCGACGGCACGCTCATTCGCCCAGATGGTCGACGGCCTCGGGAAACTCGCCCAGATGCTGCAGGTTCCGGTCGAAATGCTGTGGGAGGACATCCCTGGCTGGACCGACACGAAGGTCGATCGCGCGCGCCAGATGCGCGAGACGGACCCCGTTCAGTCGCTCGCACGGACCGTTTTCAGCGAGCAGGGCTAACAAGACTTCCTCGACCCAGCGGGTTGAGGGCGCACCACCACATCCATGTCCCAGGAGGACGCCACCATGTCAGACGACGCAACCCAGACTGAACCTCAGGCGCAGGAGCCCGAGGCGACGCAGGCAGCCCCGCCGTGGGGTTCGGAAGAAGAGTTCAACGCCGAGCGTGCGTGGAATCTGATTCAGGGCCTGAAGGAAGACAAGGCGCGGCTTTCCGAGCGCGCGTTCGGTTCACGAGAAGAGTTCGAGGCGGCCAAGTCCGCCCGCGACCAGCTCGCAGAGACGAAGCGTGCCCAGATGAGTGAGATCGAGCGCGCGAAGGCGGAACTCGCCGAGTTTCGCCAGGCCGCCGAAACACACAAGGTCAACGAGTTGCGATGGAAGGCCGCTGCAACTCACGGGATCCCGTCTGACTACTTCGACTTCATCGGCGGAGGTAACGAGGAGGAGGTTCTGAGCCGCGCTGAGCGTCTTGGCGATCTCATCCGCGCTGCCGGAAGCACGGAAGTCGTGCAGGCCGAACTGGATTCCCTGAAGGCAGGGAATCCGCTCCAGAAGGGTCGGTCCGTCGCGGCATTGAAGCCGGGCGCAACACCTTCTGAACATCAAGACGAGGACGACGTCCTTTACAACGAACTCTACGGAGGAAAGAGCAATGGCTAATTACTTGCCAGTGCGCATTCCGGGTAAGGCTCTGCCGATCCCGGCTAGCGCGGCAATCACTGCCGGTCAGCTCGTTGCCGTTTCGGGATCCAACACGGTTGGCCCTGCTGGTGCTGCTTCGGTTGCATGGCTGGGTGTGGCTGCGTTTGATGTCGCTTCGGGCGAGCTTGTCACTGTCCACTGCGGTGGCACTCAGGAACTCACTGCTTCCGGTGCGATCACCGCTGGCGCTGCTGTCGCGGCTGCCGCAAACGGGGCTGTCGCCACTCTCGGCGCAGATCCGGCTGCAGGCACTGTTGTCGGTGTCGCCCTGACCACTGCCGCGAACGGGACCAAGGTCCGCGTTCAGATGGCTCGATAAGGAGGGGCTGACATGGGAAACGCATACCCTAACGCGTTCACCCAGAACGATCTGGGCACGCTGAAGAAGTTTCTGAACTCGCCGACGCTGATTGCACGTCGTTACGACGAAATCGCGCTGAACCAGTTCATCGGTGATTACCTGCTCACTGGGCGCCCGAACGTCGAGGGCGGCGCGATTCAGTACGAGTCGCAGGGCACGGAGGTCACCGACCGGCCGGTCGAGTCCATCTCGCCCGGGGCTGAGTACCCGCTTGCTCTGATCGGTGACGTGCCGGCGCAGATCGCTAAGACCGACAAGCGCGGTCAGGATTCGCTCGTCACTGACGAGAAGTTGAAGCGTGAGCGTCGTAACGCGATCGACCGCGCGATCACCGCCCTGGTGAACTCGAACGTCATCGACTTCGACTCGACTGTTCTGGCGTTGGTTGCTTCGGTGGTGACTCAGGAGCAGACGATCACCACTGCGTGGAGCGCGAGCGGCGCGACGATCCTGCGAGACATCCTGCTCGCTAAGGGCAAGATCACCGGCCAGAAGAAGGGCTACAACCCGAACGTCGTTGTCATGAGCGATGAGGTGTTCGCTTATGTCGCCTCGGACACTGCGATCGCCGCACTGATGGCGCGCGAGTCAAAGGCGAACGCGGTGTACACCGGCGAGTTCCCGGTTATCGCGGGTCTGGAGGTCCGCACGACTCCGAACATGCCGACCGGTATCGACGCACTCGTCGCCGATCGCCAGATGCTCGGCGGGGTCGGCTACGAGGACCTGGGCGGCGGGTACACCCGCACCCAGTCCGGCGCCGAGACCAAGTCGATGCGCGAGGACCAGAACGACCAGTGGCGGTTACGTGCGCGTCGTGTGGCCGTCCCTTACGTGACCGACCCGGGTGCCGCGTGCGTGCTCGACGGCGTCTTGGCGTAGGGGGTAGGAGATGGCGAAGATCGTTACGGCTCCGCTGATCGCGGTGTCCGATAAGGACGGAAGGCACCACTACCTGAAGGCGGGCGCTGAGGTTCCCGCATTCGTGTCGGCGGACGACCAGAAGGTTCTCGCGAAGCGGGGACTAATCGGCGATGGCTCGAAGCCCGAGCCCAAGGTCGCGCCGAAGGTGGCTGACGCTAAGTAGGTCGATGTGCTGAGGGGCCGGGGAAACTCGGCCCCTCAGTCATGCCCGAGGAGGGTCTGATGATCACCGTTCCTGTCGACGAAATCAAGGATCGCTGGCCCGGGCCGTTCCCGTTCGACGACGTCTATGTGTACAAGCAAATCGAAGATGCGCTCACGGAGTTGCGCGAGCATATCCCCGACCTAGACGCTCTGGTGGATTCTGGGCAGATCGGCGAGGAGTCGGTCACGAAGTTGGTCGCGAAGGCGGTCATTGGGGCACTTCGGAACTCGGAAGGCTTCAAGACCGAGTCCGAGGGCGACTACTCGTATTCGCGTTTCGGTGATGGGTTCGTGTGGTTCCGAGACTCCGATATCGAGCGGCTCCTGCCGCGCAAGCCGAGTGCGACTTGGCGGTGGGTTCTGTGAGCCTGCTGACGAATCCGCCGCACGTGGCAACGGTGATCCCGTTGTCGCAGCCGCCGGATCCTGACGATGGCCCGGTGGCTGGCGCTGCGGTGTCGTGGGCGTGTTCGTCGCAGCCGATCAGCGTGGATCTCGCGACGTCGGCGGGGTACGACTTCACGACGACGCGCCGGTTCGCGGGCGTCGGGTATCCCGGCGGGTCGATGGCCCGCATCGAGTGGGATGGCCGCACGTGGGAGCAGCTCGGTGAGCCGACTCGGCATCGCATGTCACCTACGACGTCGCATGACGTCGTGTTCGCGAAGGCGGTGGGCACGAAGTGGCAAAGGTGAGACTGCGGCCCAAGCGGGCTTTCAATCGTTCTGTCGCTCGGAACCCGAAGGTGAAGGCGGCGGTCCGGGAGAACACCGAGACGATCGCTGCTAACGCTCGAGTGTTCGCTGCGCCGCACGGAACGTTGGCGTCACGCATCTCTACCGAGTACGGCGATGTCGACGGCTACGTGGTCATGTCGGACAACGGCAAGAAGAAGAACGAGCCTGCTGCTGCGGCCATCGAGTTCGGCGGCACGTTCAAGAACGGGCGGACCCAGAAGGGCCTGCGTGTTCTTGGTCGAGCTGTGGATACGGCCGGCGGATGATCAGCGATATCGACGGCGACGTGATCCTTCGGGGCGTCGCCTCGCAGGTGTGCCCTGCGGACCGCTGCTCACCAGTCGCGTCGGCATCTGACGTCGCTGCGGCGTTGTCGTCAGCGTCGCCGCGGTTCGTTACGTGGCTGATCCGGTTCCCCACCCCTGAATCCACGCTGCAGAGGGCATCCCGCGTGTCGTTCGAGGTCCAGGTGACCGCGCATGGCTACTCGCGCGGCGTAGCGAAGCGGCTCGCCGCGGACCTATTCGACGCCTTCCGGTCGTCGGTTGGCCAGTCATTCGGCGGCGTGGAGATGAAGTCGGCCAGGTGTCGACAGTTGCCCACCGAGATCCGGTTCGAGGGCCAAGCAACTACTCACAACCGATACATCACAACGTTTGCGGTCACGGCCGCGCATGGAAAGGAAACCGATCATGGCTGATGGGTTTGTCATTGAAGAAATGTTCGAGGCCGGTGACGCGCGAATCCTCATGGGTGACGGCGTCACTACGGTCACGATGCCTACGCTCACTGCGATTGAGGCGTATATCGCTGACCCGGTGGCGGGTGCGATTGCGGGCCTGGTGAGCCTCGGCGATACGAAGATTGATGAGACGATCCAGTTCGAGGAAGATGCTGCGACGTATGAGAATCGTGGCACTCTGCAGCACCGCGTGCTGAAGGAGACTCTGACTCAGGCGGCTGTTTCGCGGTTCACGTTGAACTCGATGCAGCCCCGCAAGGGTCGCATTATGGAGTTGTACTACGGCGGCGGCACCGAGGGCGATGGCTATTTCGATGCGCCTGCCGCGGCGGATTCGAAGCCGATTGAGGTTCCGTGCCTCATCATCTTCAAGGACGGCTTGGACGTGTTCCCCGCTTTCATGCCTCGCGTGAGCGTGCGCCGCAATGGTCCGATCACGTTCCCGATGGACCAGTTCGCTGAGGTCCCGCTCGCTGGAACGATCCTCGAGCCGGAAACCGGTACGTCGACTCGCTGGTACTCGGAGACCTTCACGGCTCCGGTCGGCGGCTAGGCCCCCTTGTCTGGGCGCCTGGTCGGCAGTCTCCTAGCCCTGTCGGCTAGGCGCCCTCCAACTCTCATTTATGGCTAGGAACCTGCTAGGGAGGCTAGGAAATGTCTGACGTATTTGATGCTGATGCGCTGCTGGATTCGGCTAATGACTTCAAGGCGAAGGTCGGCGGCTCGGTGCTGGAGTTCCGCCGGTTCGGGATGATGAGCCCGGCGGAGCGGAAGTTGATGAAACCGCTCATTGAAGCCCGCGAGATGCTGTTCCGCCGCGCCGCGCAGATTGCGCGCCAGAGTGAGGACGACCTCGAACTCTCGTTCACCGAGATCAACGAGGACATCCACATGAATCTGGTGGAGCAGTTGAAACTTGCCTGCACCGGCACGGCTGCCCAGAAGAAGAAACTTGGCGAGTTGCCTAGCGACGTGGCCGAGAAGATCTACGACGCGTACAACGAGCGGACCGAGTTGGGGGAAGCCTCGCCCTCGTCCGACTCCTAGCAGAGTCTGACGGGGCGCTTATCGCTGACTTCGCCGCCGAGTACGGCTGTTCCCTCGTGACGATCATTCGCGAGGGTCGCCCGTACTCGTGCCGCGAGGCGTTGCACATGCTCCGGTGGCTGCCTGAGCGATCGGCGTCGGTTGCGGTGAAGCGTGCCGCGTTCGCCCGCGCTGAGGCGGAAGCGAAGAAGGCCGGCAAGAAACTGAAGCCCGTTGATCCGGACCCATTCGATCCGGTGCAGTTTCACGGATGGGACACGGACCGCTTCATCGCCGTGAGAACGGCGAACGAGGTGATCTCGGCTAACTACATGACGCAGGCGATCAACTCGCCCAAGGGGAAGAAGCCCGACGAACCGACGTTCGTCGAGGTCCCTGGGCAAGCGAAGCCCAAGAAGCCGTCCGGGATCTCGATGATCCGCGCTCAACGGGAGCGACAACTCAACAGGGGGTGACCGGTGGCCGAGGTCGATCGTGTCGAAGTCAAGGTCACGCCCGACCTGGACGGGTTCCGCGCGAAGGTGCACGCGGAACTGTCCAGGATCAAAGACCTGCAGGTGAAGATCGACCCGGACGTCACCGGGTTTCGGCAGAAGGTGCAGGCCGAACTCGCTGGAATGCGGGCATCGGTCGGCGTAGACGTCGACCGGGACCGGGTGCGTTCGGTAGCCACCGGTGTCACTCGCGCGCTGCGGGCTGAGGCTCCGGCGATGAAGCGGACCGTCGCGGGCGCGCTGTCCGAGGCTGTGGACGAGGGCTACACGAAGGCCGTCAAGGACGCCTCGCGCGAGGAGGAGAACTCTCGCCGCCGCGTGCTGAACGTGGAGCGGCAGATCCAGCGCACGAAGGACCGCATGCTGGTCCTGTCGCGGGAGATGGCGCGTACAGACGAGAAGGACCACAAGTCCATCGCGCTCCTACAGAAGGAGTACGACAAACTCGCGGCGTCGCAGAAGAAACTGAAGTTCGAACTGGACGCGGACCGCGGCGGGTTGGCACGCGCCTCGGCGCAGCTGCGTGCCGCGCAAGCGCGTCTGCAGGCTCAGGCTTCCGCTAACCCGGTGAAGCAGCCGGTCGAGGTCGACATCGACCGCAACTCGCTGCGGCGCGTGTCGTCGTCGCTGACGTCGGTCACGGGTTCGGCGTTCCGGTTCGCTGGCACGACTGTCGGCGTGGCCGGTATCGGCGTTGCGGCGTCGACTGCGGCAGCCGGTCTGGGCGCGATGGTCGTGCAGGCTGTCCCACTGGCTGCGGCGTTGGCGCAGGCTTCCGGTGCGGCGCTGCTGATCCCTGGCGCGCTGCTTGGTGGCGCGGCTGCTGCCGCGACGCTGGCGGTCGGCATGAGCGGCGTAACGGAGGCGTTCAAGAACTCCGGTGATCCGGAGAAGTACGCCGAGTCCCTCGCGAAACTCACTCCTGCGGCACAAGATTTCGTGAAGGCCGGGGTCGGCCTCAAGGACGTCCTTGCTGACATTAAGGCCGTCGTTCAGGAGAACTTGTTTCAGGGGCTCGGCGACGAGCTGCGGGACTGGCAGCGGGACTTGTTCCCGGCGCTGAAGACCGGCATGGCGAATATTGCGGGCGGGCTGAACGATGTCGTCCGCGATTTAATGCGGACCCTCGGGTCAGCGAAGGTGTCGCAGGCGATCGAGACGTTGTTCGGCAACACGAGTCGCGGCTTGTCTGCCGCGAGCGGCGGTTTCAGCGGGTTTACTGAGGGCCTTATCGGCCTCGCGTCGGCAGGGTCGCGGTTCTTTGAGGAACTTGGTCAGTCGTTCACGAACGCTGGCGAGAACTTCGCTGACTGGGTCGACAGGATCTCCGAGAACGGCGACCTGGACCGCTGGATTCGTAACGGCATCGACGCGTTCAAAGACATCGGGTCGATCCTCGGCAACATCGGCTCTGGCCTGGCCAGCATCTTCCGTGCGGCTCGCGAGGCCGGTGGCGACATGCTGGGCCGGTTCGACGCGGTCACGGAGCGGTTCGCGTCGTGGGCGAAGTCGGATGAGGGTCAAGACTCGCTGACGGGGTTCTTCACTCAAGTGCGGCGCGTCACGGATGCGCTCACGCCGGTTGCCGGCGCACTGTTCGGCGTCGTCGGGCATATCGCCGAAGGCGCTGCGGATATCGCGGTGGCGTTCGCGCCGTTTGCCGAGAAGGTTCTCAATAATCTCGAGCCGGTCGTGGACACGATCGCCCGGATTCTGGAGGATGTCGCGCCGCCGTTCGGTGAGTTCCTGGACGTCATCTCGCAGTCGCTCGGCCCGGCATTTGAGAACCTCGGCCCTGGGGTTAAGGACTTGTTCCAGGCTCTGGCCGATAGCGCACCCGCTATTGGCGAGGTCTTGGAGGCTGCCGGTTCTATTGGTGGCGCGGTGCTCGAGGGCATCGCGGACGTGCTGCCGACGATCGCTGATTGGTTGTCGCGGCTGGCTGGGTTCCTTGAGGATGTCGTAGACGCGATCGGGCCGCTCCCGGCCGCTATTGGTGCGTTCCTCGCTGCGTTGGCTATCGGTGGCGGCGGTAAGGGCGGCAAGGGCAAGGGTATCGGCAAGGGGTGGATCGCCCTTGCTGGTGGCGCCGCTGTTGTCGATGCTGCCTCGAAGGGGGTCCCGGAGTCTGCGGCCGAAGCGGCTGCGCAGTGGGTCGAAGGGTTCGCTGGCGGCGTGGCTGCAGGGTGGGCGATCGGTGGTCCCATCGGCGCGGCGATCGGCGGTATCACCGGGACGGTCGCGGCGTTCGGCCCGACCTACAAAGAGGCCGGCAAATCCCTGTGGAACACCTTCAAGAACGCGGTAAACCCTGACGACGTCGCATGGGACGAAGAGTATTTCTCGTGGACCCCAGGTAAGGGCATCGTCCAGGAGGTCAAGGGTAAGGCCACGCCGGACAAGGAGAACGTCGACGCGTGGAAGGACTACTACGCTGCGATCGAAGAACTCTACAAGATCGACTTCGACAGCGCGAAAGAGTGGGACGACAAGAAACTCAAGTCGACCGAGGAGGTCGCGGACGCGGCCTTAGCGATCGAAGAGGAGTACCAGGCTAAGTACGGCGAACTCGCCGCGCGTGGTCCTGCCGAGATCGAACGAGCCGAGAAGGCATCCCTAGACCGGCGTCAGAAGTCGGCTATCGAGAACTTCGGCACGGTCGAGTCCGAGCACGGCGTCATGGTCGAAGGCATCATCTCGGGCGCGGAGAAGGTCGCCGGTCCGTGGCGACGGGCTAGCCAGGACATCTCCGATAGCCAGAAGAAGACCTCGACTGAGGTTAAGACGAACGTCGATGGTCTGGCGGGTGGGATTGTCGCTGCGGCAGATAAGTCCAAGGATGGCTGGCGCGTCGCTGCCGCTGGCATGTCCAGCAGCAACGAGGATGCCGCGAAGAAGTCGAACCTGTCGTGGCAGGGCATCGTCCCGGCGATCAAAGGTGCGGCATCGAGCACTGAGGGCGCGTGGAAGAAGGCTGGCACCGGTATCGGGTCGGGCGTCTCGCAGACCACGACCGGCGCGAAGCAGAAGTGGCAGGGCGCCTATGCCTATATCCGGCAGGGTGCGACGTCGACGAGCAGCGGTCTGACGAACGCGTTCCGCCGCGCGGGTGACGCTGGTCAGAACTCGGCCAACCGGAGTAAGGGCGCGTGGTTCTCGTTCGCATCTAGTGCTGGTTCTTCGGTGAACGGGTTCTACAACCTGTTCAACAACAGTAAGCCGCAGGCGGCGTCGCGGGCTCAGGCTCAGGGAGCGGTCGCTCAGTGGGCCGGCATGCACGGCCAGGGGTCGTATGTCGGTGGGATGTTCGGTCAGGGCCTCGCGGACGGCATTAACTCCCGCAGTGGGCAGGTTGAGGGTGCGGCGGCGCGTCTCGCTGAGATTGCGGCTCGCGCGGCTCGTCTCGCTGCCAGGGTGTCGTCGCCGTCGCGGGTCGCGATGGAGATCGGCGGATGGTGGGGCGAAGGCCTTGCGGTCGGTATCGAGCAGAAGGCGGCGCGCGTGGGCCACGCGGCCACGGCCGCAATGAACGCCGCGAACGTTTCGGCAGTCGGCGCTGGATCGCTTGAGTCGCCGGGATTCCCAGACAAGGTAACGCTGCTCGACCGGAACGGGTCACTGCTGGGCCACATGGATGTCCGGACAGACCGCGCCGTCACCACCTATGACTCGTCGCAGAGCCGACTCGTGAAGTTTGGGGTGTCTCCCTGATGGATATCTCGCTGAACCCGCTCTACGACAAGGACCCGTGCCCTCGCGTCGAGATCGAGATTCAGAACGCTCCCTCGGGGGCACTGGTCACTGTGTACCGCCTGTTCGGCGGCTCGGAGATGGTCGTGCAGAACATGCGGGCTCGGGCGCAATCCGCGTTCATCGGCTCGGACTATGCCGCGCCATTCGGCGTCGATGTGGAGTACCGCGCCGAAGCGACGGTCGACGGTGCCCTGGTCGAGGCGGTCGCAGAATCCACGCTGATCCCCGACCCGCACGCGCAGGATTACGAGCGGGGTTGGCTGCAGCTGCCGTTAGCGCCGGCGTCCGCGATCGAGGTCTATTGGGCGCCGGGGGCGCTGCAAGCGTTTCGGTACTCGGGCGCTGAAGCGGTTGAGGCGTCGATCGGCGCGGGTCTCCCGTTCGGGTTCGGCGCTCCGCTGTCTCGGATGCAGGACATTTCGCTGGTGTGGCACGCGCTCGGCGTCGATGCGATCACGGCCGTGGAGAAGATCCTTACCACCTCGCGGGTGGTGCTCGTCCGAACGCGTGACCCGATCGGGACCCCGGCCGCGATGTACGTGTCGCTGTCTGACGTGACAGTGCGAGCCGATGACATGGACCGCGACTCGGAGAAGCGGCTGCGGACGTGGGCCGGCGGGTGTGAGGTTGTGCGGCCACCCGCGGCCAGTATCGCGGTGCCGGTGTTCACCTACGGGTCGGTGAACGCCGACTACGCCGGCATGACCTACGGCGACGTGATGGCGCTGCGACCGGGCGCCACGTACCTGGATTGGGTGCGTGACCCCCGGCCGTGATCGATATTGATGACGTCCTCGCCGAATCCGTTGGGGGCTCGGTTACGCATGCCGTACAGGCGACTGCTTGGCGTGACGGCGATCTGACTTTCCCGCTGCCGGAGCACATCGAGAGCCGTCTCGAGGTCGTGTCGTGGCGGACATCGGAGGACGCTACCGAGTCCGCTCGCACCTGCGAAGTGACGGTAGCCAGCCAGGATGAGCGTTTGTTGCCACGCAGTTTGGACGCGATCCTCGGCCCCTACGGGGCGGAGATCAACCTATCGTCGGGCGTCGACCTCGGCCCCGAGTTGGGCGAGCGGCTGCAGTCCGAGGGCTGGTTCCGCATCGACACCGCGTCCGGTAAGCGGTACGACGAGTACTACCGGGACACCGACCAGTGGGTGAACCTGGGCGTGACGGTCCGCTGCACCGGCATCGACCGGATGAGCGTTCTAGAGGCCGCCCGATTCGAGCAGACCATCACCACCGTCCAGGGAACCGTCCACTCGGCTATCGCGGCGCTATGCGATGAGCTCGTGCCGGTCGGCGTGCACCAGGTGGCGGACGCGAGTATCCCGAAGATCGTCCTGGACTCTGACGATCGGGTCGAGGCGATCGATACGCTCGCGAAGCGGATCGAAGCCAGAGCGGTGTTCGACCGCGAGGGCCAACTGATCCTAAAACCCCGCTCTGCAGGAACGGGAACGTGGGACCTGCCGGACTGGTCACTGCTCGCGCTCGATGAAGAACTCACGGCGGACGAGTTCTACAACGCCGTGATCGTGATCGGGAGAGATCCCAGCACGCAGGAGGAAGTGCGCGGCGCGTACTACGAGCCCCACGGACCCACGGCGTACCGCAGCGGACTGAAGAAGCCCTACTTTCACTCATCCCCACTGATGACGACCGTCGCTCAATGCAATGCAGCAGCGCGGACAACATTCGAGACGGTCGTGCGCCGTCGCCAGTCCGTGGCCCGCATCGAGGTGCCACCGCATCAGGGTGTCGAGTCGCTCGATGACGTGCTGATCCGCGTCGGCGGCGACGTCCTCGTCGGGTCGGTGAAGCGGGTTGAGCGATCCGGTGGCTCGGGTGATTCGACGATGAAGCTCGACGTGTGGCTTCCTCTCGAGGATTCCCGGAGGCTGCAATGAGTATCGGCAAGGATATTGCGGGCATTCGGCCTGGCGCTCGGATGTGGTCCGGTGTCGTCACATCTCTGGTGCCGTTCGAGGTTGACGGGCAGCCTGTAGCGCCACCGGCGTACGCCGCACTGGTGGGCGACCGAGTGCAGGTCATGTCGATGGATGGCTGGTCAGTGTGCCAGCGGTGGCTACCCGAGCACGCGCTGCCGGTACAGGTTACTGTGACCGCAACGTCCGTATCCGGGAAGCCTGGATATCTTGCGGCATCAGGGAATGGGCGGACGTGGCAACTGCCGTACACGGGCAGTGTGGCCGTGGGCGACAAACTGTCGCCCGACTGGAACTCGTCATTGGGGCGAGTGGACGCACCACCGTCCCCACCGCCGGAGCCACCACCTCCGCCCACCCCGCCCGCGCCGGAGCCCACGCCGATCACTTACTACCGGCGAAAGTTCCGCGCGGTACAGGCGGGCTCGTGGCACTACGGCACATGGGACCGGTCTCGCGTGCGACAGCACCGCTGGTCGAGCGAGGACATCAACTATGGCGCGTGGTGCTACGGCGGTGAGATCAGGCAAGCCGTCAAGGGCGGCACGATCATCGGCGCCAAGATATTCCTGCCCCGCGTGCAGGGCGGCGTGTTCGCTGCGCAGACCGCGCACCTGTATTCGCACGGGTCCGATCGCCTACCTGGCGGGGATGTGTCCCGCGTCGGCCCCGTCCGCGACGTGACGGTGTCAATGGGCGGCGCGTGGTACCCGATCGCAACGGCTCTAGCAACCGCAGCGATGGGCGGCGGTATCGCGATCGCCGGTGCGCCCTATGTCGTTTTCGCTGGCCTACAGAGCGACCCCCGCAGCGGGCAGCTAGATATCCAATGGAGAACCGGAGGCTAACGGTGGCTATTGATTACAGCACCAATTTCAATCTTCCAGCGCCCGACATCAACGAAGCGTTCAATCCCAGCCTGCACATGACAGGCCTTCGGGATGCGACAGAGACCGCGCTCACGGGCCTGCCGCAGTTCCGCTACGGCGGCGCGGATACGACGCTGACGACGGGCGGTACGGGCGTGCGGACGATCGAGTTCGACACGCCGTTCCCGGCGGTCTGCGATGGCGTGCAGATCCAGAACCGCTACGCGGACGGAAACACGGTTTTCAGCGTGACGGCGATTACGGCGTCCGGTTTCACGGTCCGCTCGTACACGGCGGGCACGAGTTCGGCGCGCTTCAGCGTGCCGTTCATGTACACGGCGATGGGGCGCTGACATGGATACCCGGCAGGGTTGGGATGTGGAGCGTGACGGCCGCATGGCCGACTACGCCGATACGCCGATCGGCGCCGCGATTGAGCCCTACGACCCCGACAAGGACCCGGTAGCGAAGGGCCTCACCGATCCAGACGGGCGGGTGTCCTGATGCCGTATCAGTTAGGTCTACCCAACGCCTTGATGCGGTTCGGGCTCACGGTCGAGGTCGTGGACGGGTGGGGCACGCGCGGCTGGTCAGGGCTGAATCCTCGCGGGAGTGTGTCGCACTGGACTGCGAGCCCCGGCGGGCCGCGTCCGTCGCTCGGCATCTGCATCTACGGCAGACCCGACCTCGACGGGCCGCTCTGCAATGTGTTCCTGGACCGCGCCGGGGTCGCGATTGTGGTCGCTGCGGGCATGGCGAATCACGCCGGGCCGGGCGGATACAACGGCATGTCGGGGAACGACTCGGTGTTCGGTACCGAGTGCGAGGGCACGATCGGCAACCGCGACGGTACCGATTTCACGGACGCGCAGCGCGCCGCGTACCCGAAGGTCGTCGCCGCGTACCACTACCTGACCAAGACGAGTCCGCTCACGCACGCGTGCGGGCACAGCGAGTGGACCAATCAAAAGATCGACGTCGGCACGTATGCGCCGACGCTACGCAGACAGGCCGCCGCGATCCTCGCTGGCGGAGCAATCCAGGAGGACGACATGACACCAGGGCAGGCTAAGCAACTCGCCGACATCCACGAACGGCTCGCGAAACTCGACAAACTCGCGTTCAACGTGAACGGCGGCTCGGGCGCCGAGGGTCTGCGCGAGGTCATCGGCAAGATGCGCACCTCGACGCTGAGCATCAGCAAGGGCGTGGCGACCCTCGTCGGGCGCGATCCGCATGTCATCGACGCGAAGGCCATCGCTGAATCCATCCCTGACGACATCGCGGCGCAGGTCGCGGACGAACTCGCGAAACGGCTCAAGTCATGACCGTCCCGCTCGCGGTCCTCGCTGGGGTCTGCGTCCTGTCCGCGTCCGCGCTGCTCCTGATTATCGGGGCGGCATTAGAGGCCATGGAGGCCAACGAATGAGCACTCTCACCAACGTGATTCCCGCCAGCCAACGCAAGGTCGTCTACGCGGTCTTCGCCGTGATCGGCGTCCTGCTGGGCGCGGTCCAGGTCGCTTACGGCGCCGCCGACACTGACCAGCCGACGTGGCTGATCGTCACGTGGGCTGTGTATGGCTTCCTGAGTGGCGCGGTAGGCGCGACAGCGGGCAGTAACACCCCGGCCGACTCTGCGGAGTAGCCCTCCTGGCCCCCATAGGAGGGATACCCGTGTGGAAGGAATCGTCGTCGCCGTCATCGGTGGGCTCGTCGCGCTCACTGTCGGGTACTGGCAATTCGTCTACAAACCGAAGCGGCGAGCGGACGAGAAAACCGCGGGTGAGCGCGCGCTCGATGAGATCTTCGCGGAGACGCAGCGGCTACGGGAATTGCTCGAAGCCGAGCGGACCGCGCACCGCATCACGACGCAGCAGTACCTCGAGGCGTCGACTCGGCTCGCGTCTGTCGAGGCGCAGTTGGTCGCTGCTCGGCAGGACGTGCGAGAGAAGGACGAGATCATCGAGTCGCTGCGCTCCGAGAACCGAGATTTACGCATCATGCTGGGGGCCACATGAGCAATGAGGAAATTGTCGTCGCGGAGCTGCGGGCGGGCGAGGATGAGCACCGCAAGCGGTTGTCTGAGCGGTTCGCCTGGGTCGCGCTGATCGTGGCCATACTGGCGATCGGCTCGGCAGTGGTCGTGTTGTACGTGAGCGACTCAGCGCAGGACGACGCAGCCGAGAAGCAAGCCGCAGCGATCAGCGAAGCATTTGACGACCGTGACGCAGCATCGGCCGAGCGCGGCAAGCAACTAGAGGCGATCCTCGAACAGCAAGCCGCTTACGGTAAAAGCGTGACGGCGTCTGATCTCGCTGCCGCGATTGATGCGGTGGAGACGACCGACCCGGCGCTGCAATCCACGCTGAGCCTGCTGGCGGAGCAGGTCGCCGCGCTCGAAGCTGAGTCGCCGAAGACCGGCCCGAAGGGCGAGAAGGGAGATCCGGGGGAACCTGGAGATCCAGGCGAGCCGTACGCCGGCCCACCACCGGATGACGGGATCGACGGTGACGATGGGAGTCCTGGCCAAAGCGGATCTGACGGCGCAGATGGGCACTCACCGTCTGTGACGGCTGCCCTGGTGGACGGCAATCTCGTCATCACGATCGACGGCGTGCCCTACGACCTGGGCTCGGTTGTCGGCCCACCAGGACCTACCGGCGCGAGCGGGCCGACTGGCCCCACCGGCCCGGCTGGACCTACCGGTGAGACCGGCGCGAAGGGCGACCCCGGCATCACACCAGGCACATACTCGTGCGGCGACGGCCAGTACATGCAGGGCCTGACCGTCGCGGCCGACGGGAGCGCCACCGCACTATGCGCGGACCTACCCGCACCGCCCACTGAGCCAGAGATACCTACCGACCCCGGCGAGGGGCAGACGGGAGCCGAGTGATCACTATCGATGCAGGCGTAGACCAATCAATTCTGCACCCGATCGGGCCGCTACAGGATCCGCAAGTGCTCGTGACGAGCGACCTAGCAACCATCGACATTCCGTGCCGATCCGTGGCCGGCGGCGCCATCGTCGAGTTCCCGGCGACCCTCACTGAGGCGTGGCCGGAAACAACCGGTACCGCTGTTATGACCGCGATTCGCGACGGTGAGCGCGTCGAGGTCGGCTCCGAGGAAGTAACCGTCGTGCGGACGTCCGCGGATCGTGCGGCGCAGCGGCAAGCCGTGATCGATGCCGCCGAGGCCTGCGAGCAGTTCGCGGCATCAACCCCGACCCCGGAGCAGGCGATAGCAGCGTTGCCCGTGATCGCCGGATACGTCGGGTGGATAGCCCGCTACATGCTGGACCGCGACCTGATCTAGCCCCACCCACGCGCCAATCGGCCCCGCATCCTCACATCGAGGGTGCGGGGCCGATTTTGCGTTTCACCGAGGCCGGTACGCCGCCTCTTTCCGCTGGTCCGTATGCGGCGGCCGAGTCCACAGCGTTCCGCACCGCTCGCAGAGGTACGTCCGATGCCCCTCACCGCCCGCGCACGAGCACGGCAGCCACCCCACTAAAAGCCGAGTAGGGCTGGGCCCAGTCATTGCCGCAGTGGCACGTCGGCGGGGGCTGCTCGGTCACCATCATGAGGACAGAATGACACCGAGGGGCGACAGGAATAGTGGGCTACAAGCGCCCTACGGCGATGTTTAGCAGGATGAGTGCTGCGCCCGAATGCCAGGAGGACCAGCACGATCATCGTGATGATCCACGCCTGGAGCCAGGGGTCCCCGTCGCGGCCGGCCCGCTGGGCCTGGTAGCAACCGAAGATCGCCAAGATTAGACCCGGCAGCGCGAGGAATAGGGTCGCTATCACTACCAGCGCGACAGGTATCGGCGTGGGCGCTTCCGAGCGCGCGCGTCTGAGTGGCGGCCATTAGAACGCGTACTCCCAGCCGTGTTGGAGACCGAGCGGTTCGAAGACGAGATACCCCGACGCGGCCTTGGTGTCGAGTACGAATTTGACGTTCGCCGTCAGGCTCGGACCCACGCCGCTCGTCGGGAACGACTCGGAGTCTGACAGGCAGGAGTACGCCGCGAGGGTGTCGATGTTGTTCTCCACGACGCCGTCTGTCCCGATGATCTGGAAGTCGCTCCCACTGAAGTCCAGTGAGTCGCCAAAGGAGATGTCCTGCAGGTCTGGGCCGGTCACGAGCGTCATGCTGACCGCGAGGAACTGGCCGTTCTCGCTCGGCTCTGACCATTCGCCCGTGCATTGGTAGTTCGGCTCGATCGCCGTCACGGTGAAGGTGAGCGGGTACGGAGGTTCAGTGGGTGCGTCGGTCGCGAACACGATCCCCTCGTCGCCGACGTTCGTCTCAATGTGTCCGCGGGCGTTGTATTCCGGTTCGGCGGGAGCAGCGGGTTCTGTCTCGCCGACGTCGTCGCTGGGCGTGGTCGCCCATTCTGACGGCCAGTCTCCCTTGTCATCTCCGACGTTGTCATCTCCGACGTTGTCGGCCTCATCCGAGTAGGTCGCTTCGGGCAGCGCCCTATCGGACTCGCTGCTGCAGCCCGCGAGTACGAGGCCAGCGAGAAGCAGTGTTGCGATTCTCTTCAT